AGATACGATAGATTCAAAATTGACGCCTTTATCTGATGCTGTTACAGGGTTATCAAACAGAGTAGCAAATATGACGATATCTGTATTAGGTAAACCGCTAGTTGCGCGCAGGTATACGTTGTTGCTATCAATTGTCGCAGTAAAGACTACGAAAGGATCTGTTGTGTATATAAAATCTAATTGACGTATATACGCTAGATTGTTATCGTGTAACAAATACATTTCTGACAACTGATGCTCAACGTTCGAAGACGCTTGAACAGTTATCTTAGCACCACGATATGTTGTTTTACTAAACTGCGCGATCGCATTAGGACCGCCATTTAGACCAAAATAGAATAAATCTGATTGTGCCGGCATTATCTACCACCAGGCGTTTGTGGAATAGTTAAAGGTTTGTTCAAATCGCTATCCGTAGAAACAGTCACCCCTGATATTTTATCTGTGTGGTCTTTAAATTTAGTCAGGGTAGAATTTAACCCTGCAGTACCGTCGCCGCCACCAAGAGCGTTTTTAAGATTATTATAAGAATCTGTAAGAGCGCCGTTTGATGCAACGGTAGACAACGTAGAATCTAAATTGGAGAAATTATTTCCAGTTAAATCGCCAACCGTAGAACCTAAATTAGATGCTATTCCACCAACAGGATTTTCTACAAGCGATGATAATGTTCCAACACTACTGGCAACCTCTAACGCTGCAGAGGCTAGAGACGCCAACGTCCCTAAACTCATTTGTGATACCGCAGGAGAACCAGCAATAGTTGTGGTCGGAACAGGCATCACCGGAGTGCCGCCAATCAAACTTAGTACGATTGATTTTACTGCAGATGCTGTAAGTGACATTTATCCTCCGATTCTACCAGAAACTGTTGGTATCTGTTTAGCTGGTTTCATTACTGAGTTATATGTATTGATGACGTTGTCTACAGAAGTAACGACATTATCAACAGCGTATCTAGTTTCTTCTACCTTATACGATGCACTATACATGTTGTAGGTATTATCGCCTAGACTGTAAAGCGGAGCGTGAATTCTATCTAGTTTGTTTGAAACGTCATAAAGAGTATCTGACGCTTTCGCTAAGAAACTGGTTTTCGGATACAAGTCTTTACCGACGATATACCCAACATCATTTACGACAGACAACGCACTGTTAACAGTATCTTGTACTTTGTAGACAGTATCTTGAATCTTATCGACGGTTTCTGTAATGGGCGACAACGCTTTTCCTAGGGAAGGATCTAGTTGGCTTAATCCGCTTATTGCGCCTAGAATATCTCCAGACTTAGCAGCACTATATACTGCCTTAACATCTTGCACAGTGTCTACTACTGTTTGAACCGTATTCAATACGTTGCTGAGTCCGCTCTTAAGTTTGTCTAGAGTATTTCCCGTCGCAACCGCAGGAATATCACTAATAGACGCAAGGATATCTGCTTCAAAGTCTGGAATGTCTAGAGCGTCCGGTGCTTCTGGCGAACCCATCTGAATGTTAACCAGACCACCAGAAACGTCAACAATACCGCCACCCAACGTAGTCATTGCGCCGTCCATACTCAAAATAGCGCCTGCCTTTAACTTGGTCGCTGCGCCAGAAGAAATATTAATAGCACTAGATGCGTCAACTCCGAAAGAACTTCCTTGCATATTAACAGCACCGCCAGATACCATGTTGATACTTGCTGCCTTTATGTTTAAAGCCCCTTTTACAGAAAGAGTCATGTTACCGTCTACTGCAATCTTACAATCGCCGCCGACAGTAACGGTATTATCGTTAGCGATTTTAACCGTATTATTTTTCTTTACAATGTTAATCTGATTGCCATCTGTATCGAATTCGACGTATGTACCGTTGTTATGTGATAACTTGATGCGACCTTTGCCATTATCATCTAATTCAAACGTATGTCCAGACTCCGTCTCGTGAACATAACTGAACGGATATTTGCTACCTCTGGCTAATCGAGAAAAAGTTGACTCGTTTAGTCTCTTAGGGTATTTTCCGTTCGGGTCTGAAAAACCTTTATTTTTATCTGCTTTTGTAGAAGGCTTTCCCGGGATAACACCAAGAACCATCGGAAGTTGAGCAGATACATCGTCCATAAAAAAGCCGAAAACCATATCGCCTTCTTTGCAAGTATAAGATGCTGGAAGGTTAGGTGGCTGGATAATTGACGCCCAAGGCAACGTTTCTGTCGGGATTAATTCTTTATTATCTGTATGAAAACCGAAGCAACGAACGCGAACACGCCCTAATTGCTCTGGGTCTTTTCTATCTTCTACAACGCCAATGAACCAGGTAAATCCCGATTTGCCTAAAGAATATTGTTGATTATTCATGTTTTAGAAAGTTTCTCTGTAGGTAGAGGATTCGCGAATGAATCTGTAGTCACCTCTAATATCGTAGTACCAACACCTTGTTGCTTAAATACATGAGATACAGAACGTACCAAATATTTTCCGCTACGAAATTCATCTAGTCTTTTGCCCTTTTCGTCTGCAGCAACAAACTTTGGCATATCTATTTTAATTATATCTCCTGCCTTGACCGTTATGTCTAACGCAGATTCTAATCGCATCGCAAAATTATCTAGTAGAGCGTTATGCATCTGTCTAGGCATTAGCCACTTATCTACCGCATTTTCTTTTTCTGTTTTCGTATCGCCGACCAAAATGTGCGTTTTGAAGTTTGCAGAATAAGATGTAGTAATGCTCTTGTCATTAGTTGGTGCATTTTTGTTTAAAAGAGTATTTTGAATATTAGAGACGCTATAATCAAAACTCTTATATTCTCTATTTAATATGTTAACCGTGGTCAACCGACTTGCATATCCTCCACGATTAGCAGTAGAGACTACATCGAAGTCATGAAGAATTTCTAACTTTTCTATAGAGTTTCTATTTTTCTTTATGTCAGAAGAAGAATTTGGTTGCTCGTTTACGCTCTTAATGTCGTACACCATATTCTTTAATACTTTTTGTGCATACAACGTCTTCAATGACACATACTCAAAACCTTCTCTGCTTTCGAAAAATAAGAAATTAGAACTGTCTGGTCCGTTAAAAGACCTAGAAGCAATCCAATGTAATGCCTCTATTGGTCTATAACCCGGAACAATTACATCGAATGCTCCGCTAGTTTGGTCTACACGATTAATCTTTTTAGGCTTCAAGAAATTATTCAAAATATCATTTGCGATATCTGAATATCTAGTTGCCTTATATGCCTTGCTAATAGCCTTTATGTTTGAATCTATTAGTTCCGGTGAAACGAAATGTATGATGTACTTTGCGCCAGCGTTGTTATTATTTGTTCTGTTAGATATTTTAGTTATCTTAAACTCTCTATCTAACGGATATCCTAAACTCGGTTGGTCAATCTTTATCCGCAGTTTCTCATTACCGGATATAGAAAAGTTACTTAAGATATCTTGAGCATCTACCACTACAATCGTACCAAACATTACGGGCGCATCAATGCTCTGATGCCATTCTATTTCTGCTAATTGAGCAACTAGAGAAACAGATTTACCAGACGAATTGATTAGGTCTAGAGATTGTAGTTCATAATCTCTAGCCGTGCCCATCCCATTACTTGTTACTTCTTCAGCCATTGTACATCAACTTCTTAAATTCTTGTTCAATCGTTTGCATATACTTTGCATCTAGAAGTTTAATATTTCTTCTAGATTCGTTTAGTTCTACCTCATAATCATAATAACTGATTGCTTCTAGATAAACAGTTTGTGTTACGGTCGTGCCGTCGTCAAATGTTTTTTCATAAGATTCTGCTGCTACAGGATATATTGTTCCTAGAGTTACATTTGGAGTTGCTGTGATTGCTCCTGTCGTGTAATCTGCAGTATAACCAGAAACAGAAAATTTTTCTGTTGTTCTTGCGATAATTATTCCATACTGGGTTATCGTTTTCTCTACAACTTTTCTAGTAAGATACTTTGTAGATAAAGCGACGCCAATATTAGCCAACCCATGCTTAGATAAAATGTATTTTTCTAAAGAGTTGCTAGGCAGAGGAAACTCGTATTGAGCGTTATACAGTTTGTTGAACAGTAAAACAACCCAATGACGATTTGGGTCGCCATACAACTTATGCGCAATAATTTCTGGGGTATCGCCGTCTTGTAGTTGATACTCATATGCAATTGCAGTATTTTCAGAAACTTCTTTTAGGAAAGCCGAACGCTGTAATATGTTTGTGACAAGTTGAGACGATGCGGCTGCATCATCGAAGTTATAGTTAATCTTGCCAAAGAAAGAAAAATATCCAGCCATTAGTAACCTGCCTTGATAAGATCTTTGTGCATAATTTCGACTTCTTTAAATCGTAGACGCATTTCTATATTAACAGGGATACCGTCTTTGAAAGTAACGAATTGCCCAGATTGACCGACGTAATTAACGTCTATGTTTTCTAGCACGCAAGTTGCGAATTTATGCAAAGATTCATTTAGAACATCGTTTTCATATCTGCTAGGTTTGAATCTGTATTCGATATCAAACTCTGACGGAGGAATAAAATATCTTCCGCCAGTACCTTTCGCCAACTCTGGTGCAGCATGAAAACGGAACATTCGAATTATTTCTAGAACTTTCTTGGCTTCTGCAGAATTTCTAGGATGGAAAGAAAATCCAAATTCAAACGTTCTATTATCTATGGTCTCAAACAATACTTCAACTTGAGGATTTTGTGCAATTCCGTAAGACTGCATAATGACATTTTCGATGCCTTCGCCGAAAATGCCCAGTTCTTTACCTGCACCGCCAAGAATATTTGCCATGCCTTCTACGGCAACGCCACCAAGATTATTTACTTTGCTGGTATCTATGCCAGAATAATTTCCACTAGAATCTGGGCTGCCTCCTTTACCCAGAGCACCTTTTATGCTATCAAAGGCAGTCTTAAGACTGCCTCCTAGTGCTTTTGCGCCTTGTCCCGCAAGACCTGCCATTCCTAATGCTGATGTTAGCGAAACTTCTCCATACTTGTTTTGCTGTTGCATTATAACTTGGTCTGGTACATATAAGTCGATAGTCTGAACAAGTCTTTTTGTTTTTCTTGTCATGTCTATATTAGCAAGAACCGTCGCTGCAAGAACACCTGCACCTGCAATACCGAGAGGTAACGTGCCTGTATCATATGCTTCTTGTTTAGGCGTACCATCTGTAATATTTCGTGCAGTATCATTTAAGAATTGTGTTGCACCATACAACGCTGCAGTAATGCCGCCGCCAACTGCTGCGCTTGCTTGGAACACGTCAGCGTCTCCGCCAAGTTGTCCAAATTGGCTTCTATTATAATCTGTTCTCGTTACTCCGCTAACTGGCTGAAAAGACGATTCAAAACTAGACTTGCCAGGAATATTAATATGGAATCTTAAAAAATGAGGAAACCTTTCTGTCTCGCCGACTTCTGTCGGGTACTTTAGAAAACTGGTATTGGAGTCGTAGTATTTGTTTTGGGACAAAACTGCTAAAGGACCAGAAGTTGCCGGCACGGGATTAGTTTGCCCTTGGCTTATTTGCTCAACCCCTTCTTTTTCTACTGCCATTCTTGTTCCTCTAATAAATACTCTTATGGCATACTCAGGTCGTTTTACACCAAACAACCCCAAGAAATATCTTGGTGACCCTACAAAAATCTTTTATAGAAGTTTGTGGGAACGTCGCGTTATGGTATTTATGGACGATAGCCAAAACGTGCTCGAGTGGTCTAGCGAAGAAATCATCATACCTTATTTATCACCCGTAGATAACAAATATCACAGATACTTCCCTGATTTTTTTGTTCGAACCAAAGACGGTGCGATGATTTTAGAAGTTAAGCCTGCTAAGCAAGCAGAACCTCCGCAAAAGAAATCAAGAGCCACTAGAGGATATCTTCGCGAGGTTATGGAATACGGAGTCAATCAGGCTAAATGGAAAGCCGCAGAAGAATACTGCGCAGACCGAAAGTGGAAGTTTAAAGTTGTCACCGAAAAAGACATATTTGGAAAAAAATAATGCCATCACTATACGAAAAACTTAGTAAAGAAATGAGAGCCGCAGGTATCAAACCTCGCACACAAACAGCTCGTCAATGGTTAGGAAGCAAGATTCGTTCTCTTAGAATTCCTGCAAATCGTTCTAATTTGCTAAATGACCCTAATCGTTCTACAGGATTTGCTGTTGTTGGCAGAATGTATTTCTTTCACTATGACCCGAAATACAAAGATACTCTGCCTGTATACGATAGATTTCCTCTAGTGATTCCGATGGAAACATATCAAAACAGTTTTCTAGGTTTAAACCTGCATTATCTAGACCCATATAGTCGGCTGTATCTATTAGACATGTTGCATGACTTCATTACTAACACTAAATACGATGATAGTACTCGATTTAAGATGGCATACTCAACTCTAGCGTCGGCGAAAAGATTTAAATTTATCGAACCTTGTATTAAGAAATATTTGTTCGAACATGTTATGTCATCGATGATTTATATAGAACCAGATAGTTGGGAAACCGCTATCTTCCTCCCAACAGAAAAGATGGTGTATAACAACTAATGGCATTCTCTCCCGACGCTTTTAGACAACATTTCGCAAAACATAATGATTTTGCGAAGGCATCTAAGTTTAGAGTGCAGATTCTTCGTAGTTCTATTGGGGACACGGTAGACACAGAAAACGTCAGGGGATTAAGTTTCCAGTGCGAAGCAACAGAACTTCCTGGATATACCATTAACACCGCAGAAGCCAAGGTATATGGTGCAGCGTGGCAAATTGCAACTGTCCCCGTCTATACTGATTTGAGTTTAACTTTCATATGCGCTTCTGACATGTGGGAAAAGAAATATTTTGATGACTGGATGCAATCCATAATACCGACAGGATATGGTTCTGTAGGAGAAGAATCTCCTCATGCCGAATATCGCGACAGATATTTGTCTACAATCAAGATAGACCAGTTCAGCGAATATACCGAAGGCACTACATTACAAATACCATATAGTGTTATCGTATTTGATGCTTTCCCGACTTCTATTGCTCCGCTGCCATTAAATTGGGGCGAAGACGGATTACACAGACTTAATGTAACGTTTAAATATTGGAAGTGGGGCAGAGCCACACGTCCTGTTTATACAGAAGCGATACCTGAAACGAAAAACAATTTTGATGGATAACCTGCGAGGAAATTATGGCTTTACCTATTTTACAACAACCAATCTTTGAAGTGTACTTGAAATCTCTTGACAAGAAGGTTAAGTTCCGTCCATTTCTTGTAAAAGAAGAAAAGATTTTATTAATGGCAAGAGAATCAGACGATAATGATTCTACTGTAGATGCGATTAAACAAGTTTTACAGAATTGCTTAATTGAGAATAAGGACGGATCTGTATTGGATATTGACAGTTTACCTCTGTTTGATGTGCAGATGCTCTTTACTCATTTAAGGATGAAGTCTATCGGAGAAACGATTACGCTGCAATATACCTGTGACAAAGAAGACTGCGGTAAAGAAAATAGATACAATCTAGATCTTAACAAAGTCAAATATGAGATTACTCCTGGTCACTCAAACGTGATACAACTTACAGATGATGTTGGAGTTAAACTGCGCTATCCTACAATCGCAAGTAGATTAACGGACAGCGAAGACCTTCTAGAAGATTCATACAAGTTAATTTTGCAACACCTAGATTCGGTATTTGACGCAGAACAAATTTATACCGATTATACAAAAGAAGAATTATTGCAGTTTATTGACAGTCTTTCTGCAGACCAATTAGATAAAATTCTTAATTTTTTCGCCACGTCTCCTAAAGTAGTATTAGAAGATGTCGCGACATGTAAATCATGCTCTCAGATAAATAAAATTTATGCGGAGGATCTGTATAGTTTTTTTATCTGACATTTGGTTATGACAGTTTGGGTAATTTTATCCGAACTAATTTTGCATTGATGCAGCATCACAAGTATGGTTACACTGATATAGAAAATATGTTATCATGGGAAAGACACGTTTATGTCCAATTGTTAAGCGAGTATATTAAAGAAGAGAACGAAAAAATACAACAGCAAAAGATGAAAAGGCGTTAAATGGCAGCATCAAATCCTCTAGCATCATTAATTCAGGCTCTAAGCAAAAGACCTTCAGAGCCGAATAAGAAAGATGAAGTCGCTCTAAAGCATAGAGAGGTACTATCGCGCCTGAAGAGTATTCAAGATTGGCAAAAAACTGCCAACATGAAGTTCAGAACATTAACAACAACCCTACAACGCATCGATTCTATCCAATCAGAAAAACTAGAAGAAGAAAAACAAAATAACGCGCTGCCTGATATAAAGAAAACATTAGAGCAAATTAATGCTCGGCTAGCACCAAAAGTTTTCAGTTTAAAAGAGCAGGGCGATTTTCAATACGATCCTCTTGCTCCGCAAGGCAAACAAGTAACCAAACTGAGCAGACAAGGCAAAGCGGTTGTTGGCGCCACTAACAAAGATATTGAAGTTGTATTAAAGAAAGCCGCTTATATCTTTAATAGAGAAATAGAAAGCAGAAAAGAAAGTAATGTAACAAAGGTAGAAACGCAGACAGAGAAAAATAGTCTTTCTGTTTTTGCGAAGATGGCAAGAACGCAAAATACTAAAAACAATACAAAGAAAGATTTTACCCAAGTTTACAAAAACCTTTCTTACGAGAAATCAGAAGACGATCCTGTTTTTCTATTATCTAAAAATGTCGACAAGAACTTTAAGCAGGTCTTTAAAGAATTAAAAACACTGCGTGCTCTCATTATCAATAGTTCTGGCGGGTTAGACTTACCTGGCAGACTCGGGAGAGGTGCTGGCAGAGGCGGGAAACCGCCAACACAGAACAAGCCAGGAGGTGCCGGAGGAGGACCTAGAGGAGCCTCTAGCACAAGATTCGGAGGTCTTGGTGGCACTGCAGCCACCCTCGCCGTAGGAGGCGGTCTCGGAATCTACAACGCAATTCGAGATGCAGACACAAACAGAACATCTGGTGATGCCTTAGAACAAGGTTTGGTTAATGCTGCAGCAGGAACATATTTTGGTGTTCAGGCTGCTAAATCCGTAAAGGATGCTGTAAATAAAACCAAGGCAGCATCTAGGCTTGCGAGAATGCGCGGAGCAAATCCAAATGCTCTAAAGGGTACAGCAAAACAAGCAAGCAAATGGTCTAAATTCTTAAAATGGCTCGGCAAACGTTCTCCAAAAATTGCGGCTAAAGTTGGAGCGCGTCTAGCAACATCTGCTGGATTAATGGCAGTTCCTGTTATCGGATGGGCAGCGGCTGCAGTTAATATGGGTATGACTGCATGGACAATGTATAATGTTTATGAGTTATGGAAAGAATATAATGCATTATCTGAAGAAGAACAGGCAGCAGAAGAAGATGGAACTGCGACTGCTTCTGCAGATAGCACACAAAAAGCCACAACAGATAATAATTTACCTTCTTCTAGTCCTGATGCAGAAAAACAGGGAGCCGCTGCCGTCGCAGTTAGCCGATTTCCTAATGGTGCCTATACCGCACCGGCAGCTAGTACTGAAGAATTAAAGGGAGTCAGCGAATCCGGTAGTGCTAAAGAGGCAATGAAGTTCTTCCAAGATAAGGGTTGGACAAAAGAACAATCTGCAGGTATCGTCGCTAACTTAATGGCAGAGTCTAGCGTCAATATGAAAACGGACGACTATAATCCTGGAGAGCAAGCATACGGTATTGCTCAATGGAGACCAGATAGACAAGAAATATTTAAGAGAGTATATGGTAAACCAATACAAGAAGCCGGATTTACAGAACAATTAAATTTCGTAAATTGGGAACTTAACAATACAGAAAAGAAAGCAGCCACGGCATTGCGCACTGCTACTGACCCTTCTACTGCTGCAGCAATTGTAGATAGTATGTACGAACGTTCTTCCGGAGAACATCGGCAAAAAAGAATTGATTATGCAAACCAATTATTAGATGCTAAGTATGTAGAAAAAGTTTCTGCTAGCGGGTCTAGAGCATCAGCATCTCCAACAATGGCTCCTCCTCCTGCGCCCGCACCTGGTTCCACAGGTACAATGGCTCCTGCGGGTACAGTAAGAGGAACAATTAACAGAGGCACTTCTACTGGTTCGACAAGAGAAACTGCCAACACCGCAATCGCAGCCGCGCAAAAAGAAATTGATGTTATCAATAAAGGATACGAAGCAAGCGTTGGCGCTCTACAAAAAGCACTCGGCGAAGGTAGAATAACCAAAGAGCAGTTCCAAGAGCAAGTAATAAAACTAGACGAATCTAGACGCAAAGCAATTAAAGAACCTGCTGCAAGAGCATCTGCGTTAAAGCAAGCAAAAGAAGCAATAGCAGGTACAACTCCTACTGCTACGGATGTCACGCCAACTCCAGCCATGGCAACAGTGCCGCAAATTTCAGCAGACAACGTTAACGCAACCTCTGCCGATGACAGCGAAACTGTAGTTAGTGCAACGCCATTACCTGCAGAAGAAGCAGATTATGCGCTAAAGCAATTAGGAATGTTAAATGACCCAGAAAAGCCAGAAGCAGTAATATCGCCCGTAGCAACACCAACGGCACCTGCAGTACCATCTGTAACGTCTAATGTAACTGAACTAGACTCAACAACTACATCAGAAGAAAAAACTTCTAATATTAGCGATATTATAGAAAGCAAACTAGTACGAAATTTGCTAGGGGAAGAAAAATCTACCAAGGTTGTTTCTGTCGTAAGAGCCGCAGAAAGATTACGCAGTTTATTTACGCCAGCGCAAGAAAGAACTTCTGGTGATAAGTTATCTGAAGATTCTTCTACTTTTGAATCTAATAAAATGGCTGCAGCAATACAACCTGTAGTGCTAAACAACATGGTTCAGCAAAGCAGTGGCGGTTGTAGATTTGTTCCTACGCCACCTGCGCCAATGCCTCCTGTTGATATCAAGAACGCAGACGCTAGCATAAGAAGTTCTTTTAATCGAGATAGATGGGCATAAAAAAGGGAGAGGCTGTTAACCTCTCCCCCATACGCTAGTCACTAGTTAGCGTATTATTCTCCGGCGAGCTGCTCAAAGAATGACATATCGTCATCATCGCCGCCACTGAGACTTTCAGCAGTGACCTTCTTGCCAGGTGCCTTTGGGGCAGCTGCCTTCGGCTCATCCCAAGGAAGTTCTTCGTCTTCAATCTTAGGAGCAGCAGCTGCCTTAGCACCGCCAGCACCAAGAACCCTATCCAACTTTGCCTTGAGTTCGTCGTAAGACTTAAACTGGCTAGGAGCAACGAATTCCTTTAGGGAATAAGCAGTATCCCAAACCTTCTTAATCTTAGCATCGTTACCGTCAAACAACGGAGAAGCGTCTTCAAACTCGCTCTTATCGTAGTTAGGATAACCTTCATAGTTGCGAACCTTCAACTTGAAGTTTGCGCCCTTCCAAAAGTCAAAAGGATTGACCGAAGTCTCGTCCTCAAACTCAGGATGCAACTTTTCGTTAATCTTGTCAAAGATCTTCTTACCATACTTGAAGATAAAGACCCTACCTTCGTTGTGCGGATTCTTTGGGTCAGAGATAACAAGAATGTTGCTGACGTAGGTCAACTTGCGCTTCTGCTTGCGAGCAATTTCCTTATTGGCTTCAACGCCGCTATTCCAGAGCTGAGTATTCAACTCGGAGACAGGGTCATTCTTGCCCATAGTGGTGAGGCTATTTTCGATGTACCAGCCGCCCGGACCTTGGAAAGCGTGAGACCAAACCTGCACAAACGGCAGACCGTCTTCACCGTCAACTGCGGGAGCGTCTAGGAAACGAATAACGGCATAGCCATTGCCTGCCTTGTCGCGCTCAGGCTTCCAAACGCGATCGTCGTCCCAACTCTTCTTTTCTCCACCGCCGCCAACGGTACTAGCAGAAACTGCCTTCTTGAGTTTGTCGAGAGAGTTGTTCTTCTTAAGAGATGAAAAATCCATATTAGTATCCTCGTATAGTAGTGTATTAGAAGTATGTTGTATTGTCCACTTTAGACATCACGATAATATTATATAGGCTCCGGAGCAAGAAGTAAAGTTTTTAGCCCCTGCTTATATTTCGCAACATCCACTGTAAGGAATGCTCCATACTTACGAATTTTCAGAGACATCTTAGGGTAGATGACTGTATCTGAAATCTGCTTATCCCACTTAGGGATGAATCCAAAAATGTTGTTTAGAATAACAACTGTTTCATGCGTGATATCTTTTTGCATCAACATGGTAAACAGTTCTGGGTATTCTCCTTCTGAGACTCTAAACAACTCATTAAATTGATTTGGCTCTTTGTCGCCCATCATCTTCTTTACGTCATCAGCAAAGACATTAGACATGGCTTGAGTAACTCTTTGCCACTCAACGTAGATTTCTCGCGCACCTTCTTGTATCAAATCTCTAGACCATTGGCTATCGTTATGTACGAAGTTAGCAACTAGGAACGGAACAATTTCTGTTTCACTGTACTGCCTAGCCAACTTATGGAAATTGTACTTGTCTTTGCGCTTGTTGAACGTGTCTACTGAAACTCTAGTCTTGCCGCCATATGTAAAGAAGTTGTAGTTCTTATCCGTGAAATGCAATCTGATGGCTTGATAAACACCATAGACATCGTAACCGTTCATATGGGTAGTCTTGCGCTCCTAGGCAAATATCGAAGTTCTTGTGCTTCAATTTCTATTCGCGCTCTCAAGTTATCGTTGACTAGCGTTGCCGCGACTTCAATTTCTAGGTTGTTCTTTTCGCAAAAATTAGTAATTGCTTCGATGCACAAGATTTGCATAGAGTTAGCAGATTCCATAATGCTTTGCGAAAAGGTATTCTTTTCATCGCGAGTTGCCATTAACTAACTCCAAAGATATTGTTCAGCTGACGGTTGACGCGAATGAATTGAGCATTCTCATTTAGTTCATAAAGGCTTCTTGCGCCAACATATGTGCAAGCAGACCGCAGACCGCCAAGAAGTTCTTGCACGGTATTTTCTACTGGTCCCTTGTACTTGATAACAACTTCCTTACCTTCGGATGCGCGATACTCTGCGACACCGCCATTGTGAAGCGTCTGCGCTGCCTTGGATGCCATACCATAGAAATGAATGTTGCTTACATACTCAGTCTTATCCTTGTATCCGGCAGGCAATCCTTCTTCATGACCAGCAAACATTCCGCCAATCATTACGAAGTTTGCACCAGCACCAAATGCCTTAGCGACATCTCCTGGGCAGGTAATACCGCCATCAGCGCAAACACCCATACCAGTCTTAGCGCAATCCATTACAGCAGAGAACTGAGGGAAGCCAACACCAGTCAACTTGCGAGTCGTGCATACGGAACCGGGACCAATGCCAACCTTAACCACATCAATACCCTTTTGAGATAGGGCATAGACCTGTTCTGGAGTCACGACATTACCCGCCATGTAGAACATATTCGGGGCAATATTTGTAATCTCATCTAGACGGTCTAAGAAGTTGTCTGTGTACCCGTTAGCAACATCAATACAAATTCCATAAGGCACATTAGTTTCTTCAGCATTTACTGCGTCTATAAACTTGCTGTACTTATAGATATCTTCACCGCCAATACCCATGCTGTAGAAGGCAAACTTAGATGCATCTTCCTTGAAGAATTCAATTAGGTCTTCAAGGCTATAATGCTTTACAAGAGCCGTCAGCATCTTGTGTTTAGCAAGTGCCCGTGCCATTTCAAACGTACCAACGCCATCCATGTTAGCGGCAATGATGGGGATAACGCCAGGACCAGTTTCTAGGTCAACTTCACTGCGACTAGAAACATCTCCCGAACACGGTACAATCAGTACATCGGAATAGTCTAGCATTTCTTGGTTAGAATAGAATTTAGAGGTCATAATCACTTCCTATAGAATATATGTGCGCCAATCTTACCAAACATCTTCATTGTCTTAGCCCAAGTGGGTTCAACGTAGTCTGCGTGATAGTATAGAACATCAGAGGTTATTATACGCGATCGCTTATTGGAAAGTAAAACTTCTTCGGCAATTTTTATAGACTCTTTATACCCGCGACGGTCGCGCACGATGTCAGTCTTACCATCACAAACCCAAGAGAATTGACAACCTCTGCTGCTTCTATCAAGAACAACACCACAAACAGTCTTAGGAAAGATTTGGCTCTGTACTCGGTTCATAGTTACAGTAGCAACAGCCAACTTACCTTCTACCGATTCTGTGTTTGCTTCAAAGTAAATGTTCTTGGCTAGGCATTCAGTTTCTGTACGCACAAAATCGACATGCGACAACTTCTTGCGCAAGTCGCGAATAATTTCGTCAGCTGATTTTTGGTTGTTGTACAATTCGTATTCAAGGTTATCGTATCGAACCTTGGCTTGGTACAACTCATTGGCAAAGAATAACATGCCTGAAAAAATAAACAAAAAGACGCACATACGCACCATATCAAGTGCGTTTAACGCAACAGACTTCATAATATACCTCAGTTAGACAGGACGTTGTCTAGCGAACCAGTATGCTAGAATGACTCCAACGCCCGCAGTAACGACACCAAACAATGCAGCAATGGTGTCTTTCCACTCTAAGGAAACAGAAACATTCCCAGTAAGGAACATCATAAGAATAGTGAAATAACCAATAATGAATAGTGCGCTCAATCCAACTTGCGCGTATGCTACTAACTTTTGATTATCCATTCTTTCTCTCTGTAGTTGAAAAGTGGTAGGTTTATTCTGTTACCAAGAAAACCTACCGAAAACTCTGGAAAACTACACCGCTATTAAGCGGCTAGTGCCATGTCGTAAGTGCTATCGTTTGCATTTACTGTTTTTGCGCTGATTAAGTCAGTCGCCTCACTGGTAGCCTCTAGGTTATTACTCACCCTGTCGAAACTGGTCACCCCCATCATAAAGATTGTCCGACACCTTTAAGTGCCTCTGCTAACATTTCAATAAACGTTAGAAACTTTTCTTTTAGTTTCTTCATAACAACCTTTATGGTGGAGGTGGGGGGAATCGCACCCCCGTCCAAGATGCCTTTAGTTAAAGGTTTACTACCATTATTTTTTAAAATAGTCCTAAGAACCTGTGAGCAAGAGCAGCGCAGACGCCACCAGCAACAGTCACTAGGAAGTCCCAATAATCGCTAGTGCCATGTCCGTGAGCATCATCCCATTCTTTCCAAGCAGCAATTACGATTACTCCAATAATTGAAATTGCAGGAAAGTATGGAAACAACGTTGCTACTAAAGCCCAACCGCCGATAAAGTGGAATGCCTTATCAACGGGAATAGACTTTAGTGTTTCACGGACGCCCATTGCTGTATCCCTCATTATACGCTTCTTCTGCCTTCGCGTCAAGTTCTTCCTCAACACGGAGCATACAACCCTTGACCCACTGAGTAGTCAAACGCTTGCTGTGCGCGTATCGCTCAGGAACACGGTTCTCGCAATATGCCTTGATGTTGCTGCGACGTTCTTGAGGGGACTTGCTATCTGCGATAGCGTATCCAATCAACCCACCTACAACAGCAGCACCAGCAATCCAAGCACCACGATGACTACGGTTGTTTCTTTCGTGATGATTGTCTCGATGCTCATGGCGATATTCTTCACGATGATGCCGCCCATCAGCGACGGCAGTCGTAGAGAATACACCAATGCTAATCAATCCAACTAAAATTTTCTTAAGCATTTTGTGCTCCTAGTCGTCCAATCTAATCATAACCGCAATAATAACTACAACGAAGCCTAAAAATAATAGGCTTACCATCAACGCTTCTTTGTGTCTTTGTGCTCAGAAGGCAGATTACCGCCAGGCACGACATCATTAGAAGGTTTCTTCATGCGATTATACAACCAATATACGAATCCAACAACAACTACTGCCGCAATTAGATATTCCATTTTCATCCCCTTAATTTAATCTATCGGTATCTGACGGTATGCCAGGAGAATTACCATCGCCATTGGTGTCCTTTACCCACTTAGGATATGCTGGTGCATTAACCTTGTTCCAGTAGACTCGCCAAGCGATAAACCCAACAAAAGCAAGAGCGATTAAGCCTGCGATAACGTATTCCATATTACTTCTCCTTAAACTTGTTGATATAGGATATCAATTCTTCGCGGTGAGTCATCGGGTCTTCCTTCATAACCTGAGGAAAGTTGCCAAAGTCTCCACCAATAATAATTACGGTTTGCTCAATCTTAAGACCTGTCCGCTCTTCAAACATCTGAGCATAAGCGGAAGTCTGCATAAAGTAATTAGCAATATCAGCCTTCTTCTTAAGACGCCTAGAAGTCTTGAAGTCAATGACAGAAAGTTTCCCGTCAAATTCTGCAATACAGTCTACCTGTCCAGCCAACCCAAGTTCATGAGAAAACAAAAAAGTTTCTAGACAATGTATGTTATTTATTTTATCTAGTGCGCTCTTCATAGCAACAAAGACAGACTTCGCATTCGGCATCGTGTCTTCATCATATACAGGAAGGTTGTTAAGATAGTTCTCAACCAACTTGTGCACTGAGGTTCCGCGAGTGGTGGCTTGCTTAGAAACACGATTGGCTTCTTTCTCGCCGACTCGCTTGCGCCACTGCATGATGCTTTCTTTACCGTAATCGGCAAGAACGGTAGTGACGGAAGGATACTTCTTTCCATCAGGTGTAACGTAGAACCGACCGCCCTCTGATTGCTCTCGAAGCAGAGTCGGGAAATCGTGCGCTACATGCTTAAACTTAACTTCTATATCTAACACTTAGTATTACTCTTTCAAACTACACATAGTTATTATACCACCATTCGCTCAAATAGTCAAGTATTATTTGCCGCTTCGTACTTCTCAACAGCAATCAAGAAGTCTTTCACGAGGCTGCTTCGAACAATGTCATCAGTACTAAACTCAACATTTGTGAAAGAATTCATTGTCTTCGCAACATTGTGAAACTTTTGTAGACCAGACATATCGCCTTTCTTTCTATAGAGGTCAGATTGCTTGTAATCACCACAAAAGATAATCTTCGAGCGATTACCGACACGGGTGATGATGGTGCTCAATTCTTCCCAGTTCATGTTTTGGCATTCGTCTACGATTACAATAGAATCGTCAAACGTACAACCGCGAATGAAACTGGTAGATACAAATTCTATTTTACCGGATTCTTTTAATGCTTCGTATGCGTCACGACGGTTGAACAGCGTATGATAGATTTGCATATAAGGTTGCTCATACAGGCTCATCTTATCTTCTAGAGAGCCAGGAGTAAAACCCACGTCACGAGACTGAACAGCAGAGCGTACAATAACAACCCGCTTAAAAGAACTAGTCTTGTCGTATACTTCTTGTATGGCTTTGTAGCACGCAATAAAAGATTTGCCAGTACCTGCTGAACCAGTAAGCATAATGAAATAGTCACCACGGGCATAAGCATCGAAAAATTTACCTTGATTTTCTGTTAGGGGTTCAAATGTTTTTAATTCGGATGGTTTGAGTCTAGATATCTTCTTTTCTTCTACTTCTTCGGTTATTGATATGGTATGAGTATTTGCTTGTTTTTTTCTAGACATGAAGCCTCACGGAGTTTGTTGTTGCCTCTTGCGGTGTTTCTCTACTATTTCGCGACTCTTCTTACGCTTAATAGACTCACCGTTGCCGTATCGATCGGCAAGAGTACTTGTTGGATGATTCTGACCTATCTTAGAAAGTACCTCCTTCCATGTGTTATCGGTTTTCTTGCCGTCCACGTCGCCAGCACCACTATAACTGAATCCAGGAGCTGATTCATGATATGTTTCTAGATTCTTATTCTTCTTAAGAAAACTTTCACGCTGCGAAATGGACATCCATTCTTCAGTAATCTCGCCAGTCAGTTTATTACGAAAATTATATATTGGCATATCACACCTTTGTCAGTTCACCGTGGTTGGCTTTATACGCAGTAAATTTGATGCTTGGATACTCTTTAGATAGGCTCTTAAACATCGACAAATTACTATCCGCGTCATCAAACAGCGTAGCAAATTTGTATCCACCAGTATCTAGGTACTTCTTAATCGTTACTCTCTTGCCTTCTGCTGTAGGCAGATTGAGTTTGCCGGAACGCTCTACATAAACGTTCTTCATGTTAAGACCGTATTTTTCAAACGTCTTAAGAAATAGATTCTTATCGTCAAAGTCTCCGCGAGCAGTGACGATAATCATTTTAGACCCAGGATTGTTCAATGTAGCCTTCAGTAATCTAGCAGCCACGCGCATTGCGGGCATGATTGGCTTAGAAGTGTCGTGGAAGATATCTGAACGACGAAATTCTGCAAAGTCGGGCTGCTCACCCTTCTTAAACTTATAGGTATTGAATTCGGTGTTTGAAAGACTCTTTACTCTCTTGCCGCCCTTGACAACGTGGATACGGGCATTCGTCTGGAATAGAGTTTCGTCTATGTCCCAGATAAAAAGATGAGGAGCAGATTGCTCAGCAATAAAAGTCTTGAATGTATCCATCACCATATTTATATAAAAAAGGCTGCTCACGCAGCCTTCAGAATCTTCTCGTCCCACCAGAACGGTGTAGGTCGCACAGACCACTTAGCAAAACTCGCCTTATGAATCTTGTAATAATTGCGGTACGCTATGACGCTCGAAAAAACATCTTTGCAATCGTCAGGCATGCACTGTGGTGGCTCTTCAAACGGAGCATTAGATAGATTGTGGGGAATCCACCAAAGCGGCTTCAGCAACTCTTCGCACTTGTGAATCTTGCCATACCTGAACGTGTATTCATTTAGAAGACAGTTGAACAAATCATGGAGCCAACTGTAATGCTGGCGGGAAGTCCGTACCCAAACAGCAGATGGGTGATTGACATGACTTGCGGAATAGTAGACAGAATCAAACTCATTATCGAGCCTCCAACGCTTGACATTGCGACCTGTAGCACTCTTACCTTGAACCGGGACCCCGTCAAGCACACGATGAGCCGTAGAGAGCAACTGAGCACTCTCTAGAATCATCTTGACAACATGCTTGTCACAGTGGTACTGCGCAGCCTGTTCTGGGTCACGGTCAAGGTAAAAGATATTCATTAAGCGAAAACCTTCTCGAGATTAGCAGAACTCATACCCTGCAGACAGAGGATACGATAACCCTTGCCGTGCTGCAGCATGCTGAAACGCATACCAAACTTCTTGGTGGCATACGCTACAGAATTGCGTGCACGCTTCTTGCTGCGTGCCGGGACAGAGATGCTCCAGCCAGGCTGCAACTCGGAAAGACGGGCAGTCAACTTGCTGCGCTGCCGACCCGGACGAACATTCGTCTGTTCCTGTTCGACAACCGGAGCAGTGCCGGCAACCTTAGCAAGTTCCGAACGAACGATGCTGACGATAACGTTGCGAATTTCTTCGCGGACAATCTGTTCAATCATATTCATGATGATATTCCTCTATTAGAGTCCCAACTGAGCCTTGAGGTCATCCAACTCGCGGTCGGTGACTTCGCTGATATCCAGATCGCGATCGAGCGTCGGGATGTCGAACGCATCTGCCTTCGGAGTGCGCTTGACCACCGTGGCAGTCTTAGCAACCTTGGCAACCTTGGCAGGCTTGCTCGCCGTCTTCTTGGCGACAGGCGTTGCCGTCTTGCTGCCCTTCGCGGTCTGCGTCGGACGGAGGCTGAGTGCCTTCGTCGGGTTGGTCAGAACCCAACCGTGCACGATGCGACCCGTGCGACGCTGCTCGAACTCGCAACGGTTCCGCTGCTTGAGATCGCAAACATACGGAGCAACAGAGATCTCACTGATACCCATGAGGGAAGCAATCTCTTCCTTCGACAGATAATTACCCTTGGCGGACTTGAAAGCCTCCACCAGCAGCTGTGTCTTATACATCGACATTTTCTACCTCACTTACAAATTACATTACAAATTACAAACTACACAATATATCGTAGCGCATTCGCGCTAGAAGGCAAGTGTAAAAATTCTTTAGAATTCAAACACTTACTGATTCTTAGATTAGAACGGAATATCGTCGTCATAGTTGGAGCGAATCTGCGCCTTCAGCAGATCGCCGATGCTGGTAGAATCTGGGTTCGTTCGCTTTATTGACCAACCTTCACGGAGGTCCTTCTGAGTTTCCAGGGCAAGCCACTCAGGAATCCAAGACTTGTGCTTGACATAGCCTTGACGCGCCAAGTCCTCAGTCAAAAACTTGGCTTCCTTCAGCCCCAAGTTGAACTCCTCGCGGAAATACTTGACCGCACGAACCTTGTCACCCGCACCGAGAGACCGCAGAAACTCCAGTTGTCTGTGGGTGATGTTGATATTACCGAAACCAGTCAGGACGACCTCAGCAGCCGTGACGTCGCCGATGACTGCCTGAGCGAACACATCGGGATGCGTTTCCGCGATCTTGAGAGCCACCTCAGCCAGACCAGCGTCGGTCAGGTCACGAGCGATGCTCAGGACGTTCTTGCCGTTGTACATGAAATTCAACTTGTTCATAATTTTCCTTAAATTGTTAGGCGACTTCTTTGAAGCCAAAGAAGTCAACACGATACTTCTTGCCGTCCTTGACCAGGATGTCGCCCATCATGGTGGAGCGCAGACCGTACTCGCGACCGTCCACAACGTGGAGCGGAGCCTTGACCCACACCTCCGGATGGAAGTCCTCGTTCTCGACCAGACGATCGTTCTCGTCGAACACGAGGCGGGTCTTCGACCACGAACCATTGATGTTCTGCGTCATGCGGTACGCTTCCTCGAGGCTGTCGGTCAGCACTTCGGCGACCAGTTCCTGAGGATTGTTCAGAGTGGCAGCGCCGTGCACCAGAACGGTAAACTCGTCTTCGGCAGTCCAGGTGCGGTGGTAAACTTGAATCATCTTTTTTCCTTAACCTTCACTATAACTAAAGTATACATGAATCTGTGTAGAACACAATAGGAAAAAAGTCAATAGAATCAATGATGTAGAAAACTCTCTAAAACGTCCTAGAATGCCCTCTCTCGCACGTGGGTTTCGGCTGGGGCGAGGGTATTCGAATCAGGGTTTCTTGTAAAGGTGGTCGTAGAGTTCCTGATATCCTCCGATGAGGACACCGTCGAGAGAAATCTGGGGCAGAGTTCGGACGCCGGGGATGGCTTCCATCAGTTCCTCTTTGCTAGAATTCGTCGCAATATTCTTTTCAATGTAGGGAATACTTTCACGGGTCAAAAGATCTTTTGCGCGGTCGCACCAAACGCATCCCGGCTTGCTCCAAATTGTCGCTACCATTAGTCGTCCCTCTTGTTAGTCATAAACTGCTCAACCTTGACTAACTTCTTGTCAGCGTAGTCAAGAATCCTATCTTGGTCTAAACCAACTTCTTCGTCAACTAACTTCATCATTGCTAGGATATCACCAATTTCTCTTTCTAAGGCATCGCGCTTAGTACCATCAACACCAAAGCGAATAACCTTAGATGCGGCTTGGATTGCCTCACCGCATTCTTCCATAAAGATGGTTAAGACTTCTTCTTTACGGTTCATCATTAGTTTCTTCTAGTCCCGGCAACCCTTGAGTAAGATCTGGAACAGTTTCAAAGACTAGGGCAAGAGCACGGTCCGGGCAACGCAACTTGAATAGGTGCATAACGTTATGAGCAAACATTTCAAAATCTTCGTCTGACATTAGACGAATTCCGTTGCCGTCGAAATTCTCTGTACCAATCAACGGAAACTTATCCGAGTCGGCTTCATCAACAATATAAAATGCATTCTTCATATTACACCTCAGACAAACAAATCAAAATCAGGAATACGACGATAATGCCAAGTACCAGTTGGCATATACTTTCTACGCTGTATCTTTTCAAGCCACACTAGCGTTGGCTTCTCAGTATTAAAAAGAAAAACAGGATGCCAAGCAAACCAGTTCTTCCACTGAGCAAGTCGCTCGCACTTCTCATTATATGATTCAAATTCAAACTGCATTGGGCTTCTCCTGCGCTTGCTTCTTCTTAGCCTTGGGCTTGAAGATAGCATCCCAGTTATCGTCAAACTGCTTTTGTGGCACGCTTATGGGGCGTGGCTTACTACCCTTTCCAGCCATAGTATACTCCAATAGTTCTCAATAGTCAATTTTGCAATAGTCGGCTGTGCTTAGGAACACGGCTGATTAGAAAGTCCATCTGGTCAGCAAGAATGTTGCGATTCTGTAGAATCATGCGCTCAAATACATTGACGGCATAAGGCACATATAGCAGATGCATACGGGCTTCTTCAGGTGTCTTATTGCCCTTCCGTAGATTGCAAGGTTTGCAAGCAGATACAGTATTCGTCCAAGTATTCTTACCGCCACGAGACTTTGGGTGAACGTGGTCAATAGTCAGTTCGCGCCAGTTGAAGTGGTCACCGCAGTATGCGCAGATATGGCGGTCACGGGCATACAGCACCATGCGCTCTGCGTACATAGTTTCGCGGTCATAAAACTTGGAACCAAGAATAGGACCAGACACGCCAATGATAGATGAAACAGTCAAAGTAGACTGCTCACCTGTTTTGTTTACGCCACCATAGAAAGTCTTGATAGGATTACCAATCTCCCATAGCACCTTATCATTGACGTAATAGTTTACGGCTGACTCATGGTTCACCCAATCTTTTGGAGTACCCTGCTTGTCAGCAACAAGAACATAAGACATGATTAGTCCCAACCTTCGTTACGCATCACTTCTTCAAACTCATAAGTTGCATCAGCAATCTTCTGCCCAAACTTAGCAAGTGCCCAAAACAACTTTGCGTCTACGGAAAAATCGAATGGACGGTCGCCAACAAATCGCAGATTCCAACTCTCCTTGTCGGCATTCCACAAGCAAAGAGTGAAGCACCATTCCTTGGTTGGCTCTTTAGCATCTTGACGCCACTGAACAATCTCAGGATACTGCTTGCCAGCACCTGTAGCAGTCCAACGCAATTCTAAATTCGAAACTCGCTTGATACTAGAAACAGTCATAAGTCACCTCAATCAATAATCATCTATTTAGTTAGAACCAGTTACTGGTGCGAGCAAATGGTTCTCCCCTTACGCTGCTAATGCCCTTGTACTGACTATTGGCGCAGAAGAAAGTCATGACATCATGCCCTTCAGGATTTTCTTCGATGTTAAGAAACTCAACAGCCTTGGTGTTATGCGATTGTTGACAACCGTAGCAATACACTTCAGTTTCCATTTTCTACCTCAAAAATATAGTGTCCGCCACGCTGCGACTGAAACCACGTTGACCCCCAAAGTATTTCATTCTTTTCCATTGCTCGGATGATGCCTTCATTACCTGACCAGCCAGCAGTAGAAATATTATGCTCCGTCACGAATTTGTCTTCTCTAAACCGATGCGGTTCGACCTTGCTTTCCCAGCCCCAATCGGCATAATACCACTGTTGTTCAATAAACTCAAACCAGCCAGTGGGGTCTTCCCAATGCCACTCTCGAATAAGTTGAAGACAAGCAGGAGTTGGATAACCATCCTCATCACGCAGGTCGCAGTACTCAAGCGTGAACTCTTTGAGTAATTCAAACTGCTGCTTCTTCATTGCGCAACTGGCTCGCGCCATTTCTAGAAACTTATCGCGGTTCATTTGCCTTCTCCATCTTAGCATTCCACATCTTACAACGTCCGACTGCCTTAGCCGCTGGCTGACTAAATTGGCAGCACCAATCATTATGCTTTTTAGCGTATGGTGAATTCTTTGGATGCCCTGCGTTCCAGTGCGCTCGACAATTCTTACAATGCGGGTTCATTTTTAATTTCTCGCACGGATGGCTTCAACGCACCAAATCCCTGTCATGATGCCAGCCACAAACGCCAGCAAAATCACAACCATGTTCATTTGTCTCCCCTCCCCCTCGCACGAATAGCGTCGGCGCAATCGTGACACGCGCTGCTGTACGAACCCCATGTTTCTGGATAGTTATCGCAAACTTCTGCACACGCATTCCGCTCCGCAGCGGCGACGATGGCGGCGAAGCGTCGCAGTTCTTTGTTGATGTGAACTCCATCAACGCTCACAGCCCAAATGTCAAAGTTCACTTCAAACCCAGCCTCCCGCGCCATGCGGATGATGTCATCGCCGTTCATTTGTATCCCTTGCTTTCGCAATAACTTTTAGAGCATTAGATTGTGCTTCTGCTAGGTCATCTGGCATCAAAGAAAGTTGTTCGTTTACCCATTCCATTTCGTTCATTAGCATTTCTAATGCGTTTAGTAATGGTTCTCGCTCCGCAGCGGCGACAAGGTTAGCAAACCGTTCAAGTTTGTTTGCCCACACTGAACCATAATGCTGCTCATCTAGGCAATCAGCCTCATGTGCCATGCGGATAACATCATCGCGGTTCATTTCTCACCCCTTGCACGGATGGCGGCGATGCACGATTTGACGCCGTCCAAATACCCTTGACGCCAACTGTCGCCCAAAGCCTCGCAGTCCTCGATACACGCCTCACGCTCGGCAGCAACGGCGAGGTCACATAGTCTCCAAGTGGCTTCGCTCACAGATGACGAACATGCGCCAGTCTGCCATTCACCGTTTGTAAGAAGCCCAACCAGCGCAACATTTGTTAACTCACCAGACTTGGCTTGTTCAAGAAAATGCTCCAACAACTCAACTACGATTGGGTTATGGATAATTTTTGTATCTGTACTAGGGCGGCTCATTGTTTTCTCCACTCAGCAATAACATCTAGGGCGCATTCATTAACGATATCAGCAATGTCTTCAGGTACATCAACGTTGCAACCGCAACACCCGCAACCAGCATCCTCAAACTTATGAGGCTGTTCATCACCAAGGTCGTGCACGTTGACACCCTGGCGCAAAGCCCATCGCAACGCTTTCTTCAAAGTTTCAACTTCAGTGCTCATCACTTCATCTCCCGTGCCTTGAGCATGGCGTCTGCCATCATGTACGCATCAAGTGCAATTCCCATTCGCCAATTTTCATCACTGAACAATCCACTGCCTTTAGCCGCTTCAAGCGTTGCGTCTGAGTAGACTGCTGGTAATGCCTTTGCCGCAAAATAATCGCGCAAAGTCATGCCAACCCATTGCGTTCTATCATGGGTTGGAAATGCCGGACCACCCATGCGTTTGACATCTTCGTTGGTCATCACTTCACCTCTCGCGGAACAAAACTCTGCTCCAACCCCATAATCAGGGTTTCAATCTGACGGATGAGGTCTTCTGGCTCTTCATCATAGAAGAATTCCCATGCCTCAACATCTTCACAATAATCCATCATCATATCAAAGATTGCTTGAATGCCAACGCCTTCAGGATAAGAACTCAGAAATTGGTCAAGCGCAAACTTCTCATAAGCATTCAATGCGTTCATTACTTATTTTCCTCAAACGATTGCATCCACTGGAACAGAATCTCGCGAGCCTCAGCCCTGCTGACACCAAACACCTCAACAAGATATGGAGCAGCACCAAACATGTTGGTCGCGCCAGTATCGCGGAGCGTGTTTAGGAAATCGTAATACTTCTGATTGTCCATTTATTCACCCTTGAAAAATTTCAAAGCATCAACGATGCGGCTGTGGTTGACCTGCGCTTCCAGTTTGGAAGTGTACATCGCAACGACTTCTGAGCGAGAATCGTTGGTGTCATCGAACAGGCAAGTTTCCCAACGGTCAGGGTCACGCATCATCTTCGGCAGACGCACCGTGGACACCGTGACATGCCCGACAACGGTCACATCAATCTGCCATGACGCAACGAATTCATTGGGGTCAAAATTTGTCTTCAACATTTAGTATACCTCAAACAGAGTGGCAACCGCACCATTGGCGGCAGGAGACTTCGCAATCACCTTGGCATCACGCTCCATGGCGCGACGTGCCGCAGCAAGAGTCTTGAAATACTTGCCCTGCTGCGTCCACAGGAAACCCCGTGTTGTCTCGATGATTGTAACGGTTTGCTTCAACATTACTTCTTGCCCTTTTTCTTCTTGGCATCTTCGGCTTCGGCTTCCGCCAGTTCCTTGCGCAACTTCGCAAGACGGGCAACACGTGCCTTTTCCTTGCGTTCCTTAGCCAACTGGCGTTCAATCTTCGCCTGTTCTTTTTCCTTGGCTTCGCGGACCTTGCGAGCAGCATCTTCCTTCTGGTGTTCTTTCCACCAGTTCATATGCTGCTGCTTGGTGATGCCGACTTCCTTCCAGTTGATACGGTCAACAATGGTGGGGTCAATCTGCATGATGCCGCACAGGACAGCCTCAAACTTCTCAACCATCTTTTCCATCTTGCGCACTTCGCTGTATGCGCTGTTGTAGCCGCGATCGTACGAGTCATCACCATTATAGCAAGGCATTTTCTTTCTCTCTCACTTCACTCTATAGTTAAACTATACTCTATTGCGCAATAAACACAATAGCAAAAAACTCAATAGAATCAATCACTTAGCAGAATCAATCACTTAGCCGCGATGCCGAATTCAACCATGATTTCATCGGCGACCTCATCGTAATCGTCCTGGGAGACGCCATAGTTGCTACCATAGTAACTGTCTGCTTCCATATCCCGAGTGTGCCGATCGATGATAGCAATGATGCGATCGCGAATCGCCTTATCGGCAGCACTAATCTGAGTGAACTCAGCATCTTCACAAAACCAACGAGCCGTCATTTTCTTTCCCCTACAGAACTGCCAGAGATTCCATGATGTTGATGGCGTCTTCGACATCGCCGTCGATCTTGTACGTGCGATCCTGCACGCAGATCTCATAGCAATAATTGCCGACATGGAACAGAACCATGTAGTTGTTATGCTTGTCGCGCATACTGCGAATGAAATGATAATTCTTCATATTACATGCACCAGAAAGTTTCGTTGCTCGGGTCGCAGGAGAACGGCGTGTTCTCGGGAATCCAGATGTCCTTGTCCGAGAAGAGAGGGCGAACCTTCTTCATCTTCGGCTTCTGGATTTCGGCGAGTTGCGCCTGGAGCCGAGCGATCTCGGCGAGGATTTGCTTTTCAGTTTTCGTTTTCATAAGTATATTATGGCTGAATTCTGAAAAAAGGCAACCCGAAAAACTTCAATAGAATCAATGCATTGCTAATCCCACAATCCATCGTAATATTTCGCGAACAGGCGGCGACCGTTTTCCATACGCTCTCTGTGCTTCTTCATGCCATCATAGGCAATCTTGAAAGTATGATTAGGACCGTCAACAACTTGACTATAGGCAGAGCCTTCAACCTTTACGAAATCTAGGTCTATTTCGCCACTGTAATACTTTTCTTCCCAGTCAACGTTGTCTTGCTCAAACGTCCAAATCATCTCGTCCATGACCCAATCCCAACGTGCTTCATGGTGAGCATCAATATCCCACTCATTTTCTTTTGGGGGAGCACTAGTTGAACGCAGATGCTCAGGAACATCTTCATCGTCAACGAACGGAGAACCGTACTTCTTTTCTTTCAGCTGCTTGAGCATAGGAACAATAATCAGCGACAATGTGCTGTTCATGTTCCAAGTGTCGTATGGGTCAATATGAATCTCGACTTTGCGCTTCCGCTTGGATTCAACCCATTGACAGAAACGCAGCAGCAAAGATGGCTCATTGCCACCAGAAAGCCACTCGCCAAACTTATGGACAGAATCATCTTCGTACTTGTCTTTCCAGAAAAGAATCTTTTCGGCAATCTGGTACGGACCAATGAAATTCGTGTAAGGACCAATCTTAACTTTCATACAAGGCTCTCCTTATAAATACGGTATCTACCTAATCTTGGGGAAAAGAATGGCTGTAGAGAACATTCTACAAGAGGTCGGTATTAATGCGGGATTAATTGTGTCTGGATTGTTCGGATCTTTGTTAACTATCAAAAAAGGTCACGCTACACGACTCAGTAGTGTAGCCCTAAGCATTGCTGCGGGCGTTGGCTCTGCAAACTATATAACTCCGGTAGTGGTTGATTCTTTAAATCTTACTAACCAAAATCTTACTTTTGGAATTGCTTTTATTCTAGGTTTCCTTGGTCTAAGTGGCATAGACTTCGCCATCAAAAAGATATTGCCTGATGTCGAAGAAGCACCTGTCAAACGTAGACCTGCTAAGAAAAAAGCAGCAAAAAAGAAAACAGGGAAAAAGAAGCCTCAGAGGTAAGTAGTTATGGAATTTTTTCAGATTATTAATATATTCGCAAACATACTGATTTGTATTGGTATGACTGGATTCTATGTGTTGCTGTTCGGTAACTCGCACAGCATTGTACACAAATGGCCAATCATCCAGCACTGGTCGCTTAAAATTGCTATCGTATCCGTAATTGCGACCAGTGCTTGGAACGCGATGAATGTGGTCTATAAAATGGTTGTTCCCCGAGCTGTTGATGTGATAACTTATACCACTACACCAGTCGGGGAAGTTTTGATGAACGTTGGATTAGCATTTCTTTTTGCTTGGGTAGTCTACTTTCACAAATTTCATTTCGCGAAAGTAGCACCACCTAAGACTTCAACTAGAAAACCTGTGGTCAAAAACAAAAAGAAAGTTATCCCTCGTAAGAAGTAGCATCAGCAGTATGATGCTCGTCGCATCGGGTTACAACCCAACCACTGCCGCGAATTCTGCCTTTGTTGCCGCATTCTTCGCAGATGTTGTATGACATTTCTTCTGCCATCATGACCATTCCGCGAATGACATCATTGCCACCATCAAAGTAGAAACGCAGACCGCCAAACTTCTCTTTGACTTGAGCAGCAACAACTTGCTCAATCTCTTCATCATGAGGCGGGGGATACTTACGTTCCCAATCAATGTAGTTCTGTATTCTCTTACAGAGCGCATCAATCAAGTCAAACCAACCGTCACCGCACTCAAACCCAAACCCCATAGGAGTCTGAGTTACTGGTGCGTGACGGTCGCGAAAAATCTCAGGATACTTTTCGCAAAGTTCTTTATCTAGTTCTTCACGCATTACCGTCGCCCCTCAGCATAATCCATAGGATAGTCGGTACAAATCGCATAGCACTCTGATACGTCTTCATTATAAATTTCAGGCATTACTGCAACACTACCCTTGACAGGTTGTTTGCCGGGAAACACCCACCAATATCTCTTACTGGTAAGAGTCATTGTATCAGCATGATGCCAAAAATAATTCATATTTGAACCATTAAGTGCAACTGCGGCATCAATGTTCTTACAATGTACCCATAAATTATTACTTCTTTCTGCTAACCACATAGCAGAAACATCATAACTCGGCTCATCATGTCCAAGGTACAGATTGCCGTACCCGTCAGCCCGAAGGTCAATTTCAACATCAAATCCTGCGGCGATCGCCATATCAATATATGCTGGGGAATTTTCCTTAGAAGGATTTGGTCCTATAAGGTTTCCGCGATGCGCGATAATCTTAGGCATTTTGCTGCAACCACTTCAGAACATTCTGAGGGGAAGTCTCACCATACGGGTCAGCGGGGCAGTTGTCTTCAAGACCAGGTTCAACAAACAACTTTTCGATAATGCCGTTCTTGATAACAGCAGCATAGCGCCAGCTGCGCAAACCGAAGCCAAGATTATCCTTCTTAACTAGTGCGCCCATCTTCTTAGTAAACAAACCACTGCCGTCAGGGATGACCTGAACCTTCTCAAGATTTTGAGACTTTGCCCAAGCATTCATAACAAAGGCATCATTGACCGAAATGCAATAGATGTTCTTAATACCATGAACCTGAAATTCATTGTGCAGTTTCTCGAAGTCAGGCAACTGATACGTTGAGCAGGTTGGTGTGAATGCGCCGGGAAGCGAGAATAGAACAACACGACGACGCTTGAACAGGTCGCCGCTCTTTACATCTTCCCAACGATACGGGTTTGGTCCGCCAACGGACTCATCGCGAACGCGAGTCTTAAAAACAACATTCTGCGGAACCTTCTTACCTTCTTCAATCATAGTAATCTCCTAATGTAAAATGGCGGATGTGGTAGGATTCGAACCTACGGATGGTTTCCCATCGACAGTTTTCAAGACTGTTCCATTAAACCAGGCTCTGGCACACATCCATTAAATTGGCTGAGGGACTAGGATTCGAACCTAGGTTCATGGAGTCAAAGTCCATTGTCCTGCCAGTTAGACGATCCCTCAATATGCAGTAATTATAAACTACAGATTCTCAAAAGTCAAGTCTGTACTGGGGGCGGGTCGTCTGATTGTTTTTTTGACATTTGGTCTAAGACCTTTTTGCCTGCACCGCAAACGGCTTGCGCAATATTGGAGGCAAGAGTACCACCTTCAAATACGAAATCAATCTTGCCCTGAACGTTGTTGCCCATGTCAACCATCATAAGTTGACCTGCCTGCCGTTGGCAATTGTTTATGCTTACCGCAATCTTCACAAAATTGTAAGTTGGCTTCCCGTCATAGTGCGTGCGCCACTGGACAATCCAATACGGTTCATTTTCGCCCTTGATTACATCAAGTGAACCATTCTTATATTCCCAAACCATGCCGTCAGGCATCTTGGTAAATGTTGTCCAAGGACTTTCTTCTGCTGTAGCCAGCGAAGGAAAGAGGGCTAATGCGGCAATCAATTTCTTCATAAAGATCCTTAATAAAGTGGAGCGGATGATGAGACTCGAACTCACGACAACTTCCTTGGCAAGGAAGAACTCTACCAACTGAGTTACATCCGCGTAAATGGTAGCAGGAACGGGACTCGCACCCGTGACCCCCGGATTATGAGTCCGGTGTTCTGCTGCTGAACTATCCTGCAACTGTCTGGTACCTCGTGACGGGTTCGAACCGCCGACATTCGCCGTGTAAAGGCGACACTCTACCAACTGAGTTAACGAGGCATACATTCTATATAGTGGAGTTGCTGACAGGATTTGAACCTGCGTGAAACTGATTTGCAGTCAGCTGTCTAACCACTCAACCACAGCAACAAATAAATCTTGGTCGTCGTAAAGGGACTTTTCTCGCACCCAAGAATGCGCCGAACTAACGTACTCGGAACCGTCGCGATTG